CTGTTTACCGTGTGCTATCATTGCAGCGGCTTTGACTACCTTATTCGTTACAAAATCAACACCTCTGCGTGGGCTTTCGTGGTTAAATAGAATGCCGTTACTCAAGTGCATACCGTAAGCCCTCCGATAATGCCTAACCACGTTGTATGCAAATACCTTGCTGCAACCGTAAGGGCTAACAGGATTTAGCGGAGTTGTTTCGCGTTGGTAGCCATCGGCATCGCAACTAAGCCCAAACATTTCGCTACTGCTTGCTTGATACATTCGCGCATTCGGGCAAACCCTCCGCATCGATTCAAGTAAGTTAATCACGCCCACCGCATCAGTTTGAACGGTGAACTGTGGCACATCAAAGGAAATGCGTACGTGTGATTGTGCTGCTAAGTTGTAAACTTCATCGGGCATAACTTGGGTAAGTATGCGTTCCAATGATAGCGGGTCAGTCATATCCCCGTAGTGCGTATGAAAGTTTGGGTTTGAGTAGCACAACTTTAACCGCTTACTTTCTTGCGCGATGTTTGAACTCGCGCGAATCATTCCGTGTACTTCGTATCCTAAGCTAAGAAGATACTCCGAAAGGTAGCTTCCATCCTGACCCGTTGCACCAGTTACAAAGGCTTTCCTCATTTATTGATTGGGTAAAATTCGGAAACGGGGTGAACCCATCTACTTTGATTCTCCACTAATTCGTTCGTTTCTGTTCGGACTTCTATTATCACACATTCGTAATCCTCATCCGTATTGTCATCAGGGTCATAGCGGTTATCCGTTCTGTATTTGTGGCGCAAAACATCACCAACTTTTATGTCGTTAATATTCATATCGGAGTACATATTATATCTACTTGCGCCCCTTCGATGCTTTCATTTTTGTAAAGGTTGCGGTACTCATATCCCATCGAATCAAGTAAAGCAAGCAAACTTGCGCGGCTTTCACCTTGCCTTTCAAGTGCGGTTTCGTTCACCTCTATTAACATTGTCGGGGCAAATTTCTTAATAGTTAACGCTGCACCAAGTAACGCTTTGACCTCCATGCCCTCGCAGTCCATCTTTATGAAATCGCATTCGGGTAGGTTAATCGAATCTAAAGAAACGCATTGGATATTGCCCTCCGCGATGGCGTGAGTAGCCCCAGCGTTAATGTCGTTGGCTAATCCGATGGTGTGTTTCTTGTCGCTTACTCCACGCTTAAAGCATACCGTGTTATCCTTGCCTTTCAAATTATACTCCAAACATTCAAAGGCTTTCGGGTTTGGCTCAAATGCGTAAACAGAACCACGCGACCCGACCCGATTAGAATAGGCAATGGTATGATCACCGATATAAGCCCCAATATCAACTACCGTAAACCCGCGATGGATAAATTCATCTAATAGCGGCAACGTACTGCGGTCGTGGTCTAAGCGTTGGTTCTCAATTACCCATTTGCTTATGTGAGTATCGTCCTCAATTAAAGCTACTTTTTTACCGTTTGGAAATTCGTGTATAATCATTTGATTTGCGCTAAAACATCGTTAGTAATCCCGCCCCAACTCCAGAACTGCATGGCTTTAATCCTTGGCATATCAGCCCCGTTGGTATCTTTGAAAACGTAACCTTTTGGCTCATGTACTTCGGCAAATGCACCCATCACATTAAATTCCGAAAAGGAACGATAAGGCACACGGCTTAGATAGGTGAACAGCGGTAATTTGTGAACTTCCTCTAAATACATACACACGTTTTTGAGCGTCTTTGCGTGATAAACTAAAGGCATCCTTCGCATATATTCCCATTCCACCATGTATTTCATAGCAGCCTCGGTTATCGGTTGCCACGGGCAAGCAATCTCGGAGTAACGGGTTTTCCAAATGATGGGCTTGCCATTCTCAAAATACTCGTTTACATCCAACGGTTCTATTGCAATTACATCGCTATCCCAAAAGACAACGGCATCGGCATCGGTATACTTCCACGCTTCCAACTTGGTTAGCTGCTGGCCGATATATCCATCAGGAAGGTCAGGTACTTGAACCACTATTTCAGCGGTTAGGTGTTCCAATCCTCGCGGTGTTGGTGTGCAAATAACGATATTACGATATCCCGTCACGTGCTTTTGAATAGATGCAAGGGCTAAGTGCAGCCACTCGTAGTCCTTAACGTAAGTTCTTATTAGAATGTCTACTTGCATTTGGCTTGAATCAATCTAAATACGGTATTGTTAATATCCTGTGGCCGCCCTCTGTCCAAGTAATTCTCTACCCAGCTAAAGTGCCTTGTCATTCTGTGCCATTCCTCCGCGTTGTACTGCACGGGATGGCGTTCGTGCATGAAGATAGGTTCTTTGACCAGAAATAACTGCACGCGGCTCATAATGAATCGATACGGTAGCCAATAATCCCACCACGTTTGCCCCATTGCAAATAGCGTGTGAGGTATCAAATCATAATAGTCGGAATGAATAAAAAAAACGTCAAAGCCATTAGGGTATAGTTTTTGGTCTTGAAAGTCACGGTTAAAATCGGTTCGGTTGCAGAATACCAATCCTTGTTTGCATTTGCTGAAATACTCAGATACCGAACCCCGTAATATAATGTCGCTATTGATTAACATTATTGATTCAAACCCGTTATTCCTTGCGTGGTCTATAAATGAGCCAATCAGAATATAAGGTGCTTTGTATAGCCCTTTGGTGGTTATCGTTACCTCGACAAACTCAATATCGTAGCGGTCTTTAAGTAGCGAAATTTCGCTGGCCGTGTTCAAAGATATAACTCGGCAACCTTGCGCTTTCCAACTTTCAACTGCTTTTATTTGTGCATCACCAATGGCGTGGCGTGGTGAAATAGACGTTAGTGCAATCAATTCGATGTGGCTAAAAGTATATCACGTTCTGCGCATAACTCAATACCGAAATGCCAACTTTCGCTATGCCCGTCGTAAATCTCGTATTGAACCGCGTTGCATGGTCTTAATGCAATGGAAACAATCATGCGCTTGGATTGGTCTTTATCAACTTTCAGATACACAAATTCACCGATATTAAACTCGATAACGTGACCCGTTTTGATAAGCATTCGGCAAAATTAAACTAAATACCCAATAGTTTACGGGTTTTTACATCGGGCTTATAGAATCCTTTGGCTATTGCTTCCTTCAAAGTTTCAATAGGTACTGCAGCTTCGGAAACTGGCAATATAGAATGCTGGCAATTATACCCACCAGCATAGGCAAAGATTGTACTTGAATCCGTAGCGCGATTCATTCCCGCCCATCCTTTGCCCGTGTTGCATTCGCCTAAATTCTCTTTGTTGCCCCAACTTTCAATCTCTTTTTTGTGATACCATTTGCCGTTGCGCTTTTCACAAAAGCATCTGGTCGTGTCCATTAAACCGCCCGTGTACCGATACCACTCTAAGCCTAAGTCTGCTGCAATAATCTCGGTAAACGCCCTATCAGTTGTGCCAATAGTATCGGTTACAAGTTGCCGCGAATAAGCAAGTAACCGCCCGTCGTAGTTAGGTGTGCCAACTATGCTATCGGTCACGCTTACCAATAAATCGGAGTAACTTGCTTTGGTTTCGATGCCTGTTAGTAGCGTTTCAAAGACGGGATTCAACACAGCTTCATCTATACCGTTTACAAGTTGCCCTACAAGTTGCGCCCGTCTTGCCGCGTATGTTTGGGCTGCGAATGTGGTTTCTATACCTTGCCCGCCTAAGGTTGTCATGTAGGCTGTGGATGTCGCTTGCTGCTGAATGAAATCTTTATTCAACTCACCTATGACCGTGGCATATTCGCCTTGTGTCATGTAAGCCCGTAAGTCCTCAAGTATAGCCGTGACCGTTCTAAGGTTTGCGCCTGTTTGGTCAACTACTCCGTTGGTGGTCGTTAGCTTAGCCATTAACCGCGTTAATCTTGCGGCTATCTTTGGCTGTATACCAGTCACTCGATTAACCCAACTGTCAGGAATATCCGTTAGGCCGTTTACCTTGTCGCGGAGTAGTTCGGCTGCGGTGGGCATTCTAAGGCGTTGGGATTAGTATGTAGACCATTGTAATAGTAATATCGCTATCCCCGTTTAATGGGTTGCCAGTTTCAACATAAATTTCAATGTCAGTAGCATCAAGAATTTGCGTGTCCGTTGTTGTTGCACCTATTGTGCCATCAATAGCCAATAAGCCACCGCGATTTATAGTTGATTCCAAAACCCTTACCCAGTTCCCAGAAGCTGCTGAAAAGTGCTTATCTGAACCTATATACCTTGCAGCAAGCTTTATGTTGGTATCGTATGCCGTTGTTCCATTTTCAGCCCGAAAAGACATTCCCAAAGGCTGAATAAAATATCCAACTGGAACGGTAATTCCAAAGGGTACGGGAGTAGTGAACAATGTCAATACTTCGGCTGTTGGAATGGTAACGCTTGCAATAGTTAATGCCGCGTTTGCGTTCAAAGTATTAGCCTGTGCCACCGCTTCATTAAATGGCGTTTGTGTTGTGTCTCCGCTTGCTGTGAATGTCATCACTTGGTCTGCCGTTGTGATTGCCGCGGCTGCCTTAGCTGGTAAATTATTGACGTTAATACTTGCCATCTTTATATCGGTTTAGGTATGTTTAATGTTTTGCCTGTTGATGTGTTTAGTACAGGCTTGCGTGTGCCTACGTTTACCTCCAATGCTATTCCTTCAACATCGCATCCCAAAGGCGCACCGTCTGCGCAAGGTCGTTTCTCGGTTAATTCTACGGCATCGCTAAACGTATAAGTAGCAACTCCGAAGTCAACTTCATCACTCCAGCTTATTGATGGCGGTTCTTCATCTTCGCAGAATGAAGCCCTACCGTCTAAATATACGTTATCAAACCCAAGCGTTAACCTAATGAAGTCATGCACGTATTCGGGTGCGCCATAAGCAAAAGACCGCGCCTTACGTGTTCTCATGTAGGTAGTCTTTTTTTGCCCTGTGCTGAACTCGTATGCTTCGCGGGTAGTTGGGTAACTCGAAGTTCGCAAAGTTGATTCTAAGCGAATGGAAGGATTAAACCCAGTCCCAACAAATCCCATATTAAACTGGTCACCATTGCCGCAAGCAGATACAAGTACCGTGCATTGGCAAAAGGTATCTTTCAATTCAAACGCCACGCTGCGATAGGTAACGATAGGCTCAACTGCTTCAATAGTGAAATCGGTAATTAATACGAAATGCAAAGTAGCAATGTCCAACAGGAATAAGAACCTCAAATCCAACGGGTCATCGTTTGTCCACGTTGGGGTTATTACCTCCGTATAAGTTCCGTCCGTTGTGTATATCGTTCCGCTTGTTAATCCCGATGCAAATTGGAACGTGTCAGTCCCTTGCATTCCGCTAATTGTGAACGTAATCGTGTAGGCTACATCTTTACATAACACATCCCTTCGCCTAACATAGTGAGCGGCTTGGGTAATTGCGCTTGCTTGCATTGTGCCGCCTGTAATAACTATTAAGTCATCACCGCCCGCGTATACATCCCATTGCGCCTGACTTTGGAAATCATCACCAGCAAATCCAAACTGCGAGCATTGGCAAGGGTCGTACACCCCTAAATAGTAACACCCATTAAGTGCTGGGCTTTCGCTCCATTTTAGGTTAAATGTTAGAAAACCGTTGCTATATGTAGTATTGTTATCGTCTGTGATTAACCCTAAAAGCGTACCATCCATTGCGAATATGCCCATGTTAACCCGTGTAAGTATCGGCTTCATTATCACATTGGCAACCGTACCGCCTAAAGCAGTATTGAAAAAGAACTCCACGTAAGTCTTGCCAACGCTTTCAAACGTGTAAGTATATGTGCCACTTGCGGAGTATGGAATGATTGTGCCATCGCTAAAGTTCAGCAGCATCAAACCGTTATTCACTACAATTGTAAACTCCAATTCGTAATATAAAC